CTACTGGATTCTATATCTACGGTAGCGATTATTTACATTACATCGATGATGATGGTTTGGGTAAATTGCGTTTATATCGCTTTGGTGCTAATGCAGATAAGATTATCGTTGATGAGCAAATTGGTTTCGTTGATTACCTAAAGGGTGTTCTCGATATTCGCAACCTTCATATTGTGGCTTTAGCTGATGTTGATTTTGAAATTTCAATTAAGCCATCTTCAAATGACGTCGTCTCAGCTCTAACTCAAATTGCTGAGATTGCCAGAGACCATTTAACAGTTACTGCAATCTCAGACAAGTCTGCCAATGGCGATCTACGTGGTGGATATAATTACACATTCTCTTCTAGCAGAACATGATTAGCAAACCAAAAATCTCTTCTCTCTTAGCGAGCCAGTTACCTGAGTTCGTTAGAGAAGACCATCAGACGTTTGTATCATTTCTGCAAGCGTACTATGATTATCTGGAGACTCAAAGCCCAGATATTAAAACACTAAGAGATTTAGATACAACATTAGACTCGTTCTTAAAGCATTTTAAAAATGAGCTGGCAGTAAACTTGCCAAACACAGTTGTATCTGAAAAATTCTTATTACAACACATCAAAGAACAATACCTTGCAAAAGGTTCTGAGGCTTCATTCAAGCTATTATTCAGATTGATGTTCAATAAGGATGTTACAGTTGATTATCCTGCCAAGCAGATGCTGCGTGCTTCTGATGGTAAATGGAATCAAGACGTTTCTATTATTTGTAAAGTTTTAACTGGACACCCTGACCAAATTATTGGTAAGATGGTTGACATTATCACACCAAATAAAATTGTTCGTGTTCTAATTGATCGTCGCCAATATGTTGAGGTTGAAGTCGAACGTGCAGTTCAGATTTCTCAAGACACATATGAGTTCTATATCGATCGCCGTTTCTTCGGCAATATCTCTATTGGAGATAGACTTCGTTACCAGAGTGGAGATATTTACTTTACTGCTGAAGTAACAGCAACTACAAGTAAACTGCAAGTTCTTTCTCCAGGGACTGGATTTAAAATTGGACAGTTATACCCTATCAAGAACGGTAAGGGTTTTGGTTCGATTATGAAAGTTACCAGAGTTAATGGATCTGGTGGTATCATTTCTGCTGAGTTTATTAAATTTGGTACAGGATACAGTACAGATTTTACATCAACGATTTATGCCGACTTGGGACAATCTTCATCAGGTACTGGTGGGTCGTCTCTACAAGTTATTGGTGGTAATATCGGTATTACTGAAACTACAGATGGTTTCTCTGAAGCTGGTATCATCAACAAGTCAGATTACTCAACTGCCATTGATGGTACATATGCTGGTGAAGTTCTCCGTGAATTTGGAGACCAAGCTGCAGCTATTCAAAGTCCATTCGAACCAGCAGTAATTAAAGTCACTCTTGGATCTCTTGGTAAATATCCAGGTTATTATATTAACAATGATAGCTTCTTGAATGATGCTATTTACATTCAAGATAGCCGTTACTACCAAGCATTCTCATATGTTCTGAAGATTGATGAGTTGTTAGACTCGTACAAGTCTGCAGTTAAAACTCTTGTCCACCCAGCTGGTATGGCTGTCTTTGGTGAATATGATATTCGCAATGAGTTTGATATTTCTCTAGAATTAGAGTCGATGATCAAGATTCTAGCTGTTAACCAGCAAGATGAAGTATTCACGAATGACGCTATTACTGATATCTTCTTAACCAAAGGGTTTGAGGATACTGTATCGCTTATTAATGAGTTTATTTCTTCCAAAGGGTTCGGTAAAGCTCTTGCAGACTCTACTTCATATTCAGATGGAATTTCTAATGTAGATTTCACTAAAGCGTTATCTGGTGGCGAACATTTCGTTTATCCAACAGAAGCTATTTCGCTAAAAGATTTTGGTAAGCGTTTAGACGACTATCCTGTCGCCAATGATAACATCTCTGCCAAAGATTTCGGTAAATCATTACAAGATATTCCTGTAGTTACCGAGATGCCTTACTTAACCATGACTAAATATATCGACCCTACAATTTCTGGGGTTGATACTGCATCTGCCACTGATACTGGTGGATATATTATTGTCAACCCTTACGCCGAAGCTGGGTGGTTCCTAGAGCAATATGTCGGCACCCCAATTAACTTTTAATCAGGAGATTATAAATGGATCTAAATGAAAATCTAAAAATGAAAGGCGAATTGTCTATTGTTGTTCGTGGAGAAGACGGACAAGTTAAAAAGACATTGCACGTACCTAACTTAGTTGTTAGCGTTGGTAAGAACTATATTGCTTCACGTATCGTTGGTACTGCTGCTGCGATTATGTCAAACATGGCTATTGGTACTGGTACTGCCACTCCAGCAGCTGGTGATACTACTCTTGGTACTGAAGCTGGTCGTGTTGCTTTAGCTTCTGGTACTGCATCTACAAACACTGTAACTTATACTGCTACATTCCCAGCAGGTACAGGTACTGGTGCTATTACTGAAGCTGGTGTGTTTAACTCAAGCTCTGCAGGTACTATGCTTTGCCGTACTACTTTCCCAGTTGTTAACAAAGCAGCTGGTGACTCAATCGCTATTACTTGGGTTGTTACAGTAAGCTAATCTTAAAGAAACTGCGCAATGGCAAATTCATCGCTATTAAAATCCGCTTTACATAACTCAATCGCTGAGGGTTTGTATAACGAGATTTCTACACGTTCATCACGTTACTATTATTTTCTAGGTAAAACCCTAGCTTGGGAAAATGAGGTTGTTCCTCCTTTCCCAATGGATAGTTTCGATTATGAGTTACAAACACGTAACGAAATTATTACACTAAAAGAAATTAAGTCTACCGATGTAGCATTTATTGTCAATCGAATCGACTGGACTTCTGGTACTGTGTATGATATGTTTGATGATCAGTATAGCGATGAATTAGATGGGATTAACTTAATCTCTGGCGGTTATGGTTATGCAGATCCTCCAACTGTAACTATTACAGGTGGCGGTGGAACTGGTGCCACTGCAGTTGCTTCTATTGTTGATGGTGTAGTAATTGATATTACACTAACTCATGCTGGTCGTGGATATACATCTAAACCAACAGTAACTTTAACTGGTGGCGGTGGTGAAGGTGCTTTCGCTGAAGCTAATATTAGCGTAGCTACTAGTGGCGCACGAAGAATTGAAGATTGTTACAATTATGTAATGACTGATGAATTCAACGTATACAAATGTCTTGATAACGGACTTGGTGCTCCTTCCACATATAAACCAGTTGGTACTGTTGTAGACCCAGTCATCATGCCCGATGGTTACATGTGGAAATACATGTATAGTATTCCAATTGCGCTACGCAATAAGTTTTTAACTGACGTGTATATGCCGATTGTTACTGCATTACATGGACAGTTCTATTCTAATGGTACAATATCAACTGTGCAAATTGATTCTGCTGGTAAAAATTATACCTTCGCTTCAATTACAATTCAAGGCGATGGACACAGAGAATCTGATCCATTGTTCATCACTGGAACTAACTTAACTTTAAATGGTTCTGGTTACACAGCAGGTGCTACTGTGACTGTGGCACCACCATTTAGTTCAAACGTATGGACTAATGGAGTTTCTGTATTGTTAGGTCAGAAAATAAATTACAATGGAAACATTTATGAGGTAACTCTCCCAGGTATCCTTAACACTCCAGCTCCTGTACATAAATCAGGAATTGTATCTAATGGTACTGCTGCTCTTAAGTATATCGGGTCTACTGCTAAAGCTGTTGCTAACATCACTGCTGGTGCAGTTACTGGCGTAAGTTTAGTTGGTGGTGTTCGTGAAGTTACTATGTCTAATGGCGGTTCTGGATATAATTCAGCGCCAGTTGTATCTTTCTATGGTGGCGGTGGTTCTGGCGTAGTAGCTTCTGCTGTTATGTCTGGAACTTCAGTATCTCATATTGTTATTCAAGACTTCGGTGATAATTTTACCAGCGTTCCAACTGTAGTATTTGGAACTGGTTGGACACCTAATACAATCTTAACTATCGGTAAACAAGTTTTCTATTCTAATAGATTGTATACTGTTACTGCTTCTGGAACTACAGGTGCCACTGCTCCAGTTCATACTTCTGGCAATGCTGCTTCTGGTACTGCAACATTAGCATATGCAGGTGTTGCTGCTTCTGGTACTGCAGTATTACGTTTCGGTGCTGGTTATTCTTCATTACCAGAAATGATAATCACTCCTGTATCTGGTGGTTCTGGAGCAGCTGGTTATTTCTCTGGTGTTAAGTCTGAAGCTATCCTTATTCCAGTAATAAGCAATGGCCAACTAACTGGCGTTCAGATTGATGATGCTGGTATTGGTTATACTTACGCAAACTTAAACGTAACTGGCGATGGTACTGGCGCTCAATTATCAGCGGACTTATCTCCAGGTGATATTAATACTTTACAAGCTAACACTGAATTGCTAACACCAGATGGACGTATTATGTCTTGTCGTGTTACTTCTGGTGGCTTTGGTTATGCTGCTGCCACAGTTACGATTGAAGGTGATGGTACTGGCGCTACTGCTGAAGCCATTATTGATAGCGGTAAAATTAAGAAGATCCGTATGACTTCTTATGGTACAGGATATCGTTGGGCACGTGTTACTATCACTGGTAATGGATACGGAGCTAAGGCTCGTGGTATTATTACTGTTTATGGTGGTCATGGTAAAGATTCTATTAAAGGTCTTTATGCTCGCTCACTAATGTTCTATACAAACGTATCCAAAGATAAAAATCAAGGGTTTGACGTCAATAACGACTTCCGTCAAGTTGGTATCATTAAGAACCCAAGAAAATATGGAACCACGTATGAATTAGATTCTGCAATTGGTTCTGCATGTTTTGTTGTAACTGGAGATAT